TATAAGCCTATTTTTGGGTATTTTGATATAATCCTATTTTCTATTATTTGGGGGGTAGTCTTTGAATTGTTTTACACTAAAATCCTTTTAAAATGAGTACAACAATTTTAAAGAAGAAAGCAGATGCTATATTTTCAACTTATATCCGATTAAAGTATGCTGATGAAAATTTAGATGTTAAGTGCTTTACTTGTGATAAAGTAATGCCTTATAAAAAGATTCAAAACGGACACTTTTATTCAAGAGGTATTTTAAGCCTAAGATATGACGAACAAAATTGTCGCCCCCAGTGCTACGGATGCAATATTGCTCAAAAAGGCAATTATATCGAATACTACAAAAGACTAGAGAAAGAAATAGGTAAAGGCGGAATGGATTTTCTTGAACACAAAAGGCATCAAACAAAGAAAATGGGCAAATTAGATTATCAAGAGTTAATTGACCTGTATACACAAAAAGTTTCCGAATTATAAAAAAATAGTACATTTGTAAAATGAAAACAGAAAAAATCAGCATCAAATTAGTAAAGTCAAACCCAAACAACCCTCGTATAATTAAGGATGATAAGTTTGCAAAGTTAGTAGCATCGATTAAGGAGTTTCCAAAGATGCTTGAAATTAGACCTATCGTAGTAAATGACGATATGATTGTTTTAGGCGGGAATATGAGGCTGAAGGCTTGTATTGCTGCAGGATTAAAAGAAGTTTTTATCATAAAAGCAAGTGATTTGACAGAGCAAGAACAAAAACAGTTTATAATTAAAGATAATGTAAGCGGTGGCGAATGGGATTGGAATATGTTAGCTAACGAATGGGATGCTGAAGAACTTGATGCTTGGGGATTAGATGTTCCAGATTTTGGTAAAGAATTAGAAGCTGAAGAAGATGACTTTGAAGCACCTGAAGGTGGAATAGAAACGGATATTGTTTTAGGGGATTTATTTGAGATAGGGGAGCATAGATTACTATGTGGTAGTAGCACTAATTCAGATGATATTGTTAAGTTAATGAATGGTAATAAAGCAAATATGGTTTTTACTGACCCTCCTTATGGTGTTAGCTATACAGGTGGTGTTATTCATGGTAATAAAATTAATAAAAATCATAAAAGAGAAATGCTTAAAAATGATGAAGTTGATATTTATGAAGACTTTATTGCATTATTGCCATTAGTTATAGATAACGGTGCTTTATATATTTTTTATGCAACAAGAAATTCTTATGAATTATTTAAACCTTTAAAAGAAAATGGTATTGATATAATGGCTGTTTTAGCTTGGATTAAAATTAATACAGGTTATGCTGATATGAATAGTCATTATAAAAATAGATATGAGCCATTTGTATATTGTAAAATTGGGCAAAAAACTAACTTTATTGGAGCTACAACAGAAAATACAACTTGGGAAATAGAAAAAGATAGAGATAATAAATTACATCCAACACAAAAGCCAATTACAATACCATCAAGAGCAATTAAAAATCACGATGCAGAAATTGTAGTAGATTTATTTAGTGGTTCAGGCTCAACAATGGTAGCAGCACATCAATTAAATCGTAAATGTTATGGTATGGAATTAGACCCAAAGTATTGCCAGGTAATAGTAGACCGAATGCGTAAACTTGACCCAACGATTAAAATTAAAAGAAACGGAGTAGATTATGGCATATAAAACAGAGGAATTAGAGAAGAAGTCTTTAGAGGCTATTGATAAGCACAAATTGTTCTTTATTGAGGATGTGGTGGCGTTTTTACCTTGTTCAAAGCCTACTTTTTACGAGCATAAACTGAACGAATCTAACGCTATAAAAGAAGCACTTGAAAAAAACAAAGTTGAGATTAAAACATCAATGCGTTCAAAGTGGTATAAAAGCGAAAACCCTACATTACAGATGGGATTATATAAGTTAATCGGAACACCTGAAGAAGCCGAACGATTAGGTACTACTTTAAAACATACTGGTGGTATGGATTTAGGTATTACTTTCAACGAGACTAAAACCTATGATACTAACGAAGAAGCAGACTAAAGCACTCGATAGATTAGAAGACAACAAAACAAGCGAGGTTATATTTGGAGGCGGAGTAGCAGGAGGCAAATCAGCACTTGGTGTTTATTGGATAATTAAATGCTGCTTAAAATATCCAGGCTCAAGATGGTTAATGGGTAGAGCAGTCCTTAAAACTTTAAAAGATACTACCTTAAATTCGTTCTACGATGTTTGTAAACTGCAAGGTATAAAGTCAGGGCAACATTATATTTATAACGCTCAATCTAATATAATTACTTTCTCAAATGGCTCGGCTATTTACCTAAAAGATTTGTTTCAATACCCTTCAGATATTAATTTTGACGAACTTGGGTCACTTGAAATTTCTGGAGCATTCATAGATGAGTGCAATCAAATAACAGAGAAAGCCTGGAACATAGTTAAGTCAAGAATAAGATACAAGCTGACAGAATTTAATATTATACCAAAGATGTTAGGCACTTGTAACCCTGCAAAAGGATATGTTTACAATAACTTTTATAAGCCTACAAAGGATGGTACAATAAGCGAGAGCAAAGCCTTTATTCAATCTTTAATACAGGACAATCCTTATATTTCAGAGCATTACATTCAGTCCTTGCAATCTTTAGATAAGTTTAGTAAGGAGCGTTTATTATTTGGTAATTGGGAGTACGATGACAACGACAACGCTTTAATACAGTACGATAAGATAATTGACTTATTTACTAATGAGCATATTCCAAATGGTAAAGGTTATATTTCTGCGGATATTGCACGATTCGGTAAGGATAAAACTTTGATAATGGTTTGGTCAGGCTTTAGAGTTATCGAGATACATAAGTTGTCCAATAAGGCAACAAGCGAAGTAGCAGCGTTTATTAAACATTTATCTAAAAAGCATTCCATTCCTTATTCTCAAATTATCTGCGATGAAGATGGTGTCGGTGGCGGTGTGGTTGATTACGGATTCAAAGGATTTGTTAACAATAGCAAAGCATTAACAGGTAATTATATAAACTTAAAATCGGAATGCTACTACAAACTTGCGGAGTTAATCAATGAAGCTGGAGTATGGGTAATAACCGAAGATGTAACTATCAAAAAGGAATTGACCGAAGAACTGGAATGGGTGCAAAGGCATAACGCTGATAAAGATGGTAAACTTGCGGTCTTACCTAAAGACAAAGTTAAAGAACATTTAGGTAGAAGTCCCGATATAAGTGATGCCTTAATGATGCGAATGTGGTTTGAACTAAAGAAGTTTGACTTTGTTGTAATGTAAAAGTTATCTAAATTTATCGTAAATTTGTAAAAATAATTGCTTATGAACTTCTTTCAACGAATTAAAGCTGCTATACTACCTACTCAAGGTTCAGATGCGGGCAACAAATACAATCAATCTTTATTCTCTTATTTCAACGGAATATTTTTTAACATACCTAACAATCCGAGAGCGTATGTAAGGAATGGCTATCAAGGCAACCCCGATGTATTTGCTATTATTAATATGATTGCTAAAAAGGCTGCTTCAGTTCCTTTCTATGTTTATGAGGTAGAGAACAAAAAGAGTTTTAATAGAATAAAGAACAATAAGTTTAATTTACTTAAAAAAGGATTAACCGAAGTAGAAGGTACTGACTTGAATAAGCTAATTGCAAGACCAAACGAAATGCAAAGCCAACAGGAGTATATTGAATCTTTAGTTTCTTTTTTAGAGATTACCGGAAACGCTTATTCTTATAAATTTATGCCTGAAGTAGGTAGAAACAAAGGAGTACCTACAAAATTATATCCTTTACCATCACAATTCACACAAATCATAGGTAGTGGAACATTTGAGCCAATTAGTGCTTATAAGCTACAAATAGGAAACCAAGAAATTGAATTTAAAGTAAACGAGGTAAACCATATTAAGTTCTTTAACCCTGACTATAATGTAAGTGGAAACCAACTTTATGGAATGAGTCCTTTGATGGCTGCTTGGGAAACTGTTTCAAGTTCAAACGAGGGTACAAGAGCAAAAGCTAAAGCATTTATTAACGGAGGCGCAGCAGGTCTTTTGTTTAGTGGCGATAAAGATGCTATGTTAGATGGCGAACAAATAAGCAAGATTAATCAACAAATAGACACAAAGCTAACAGGTGCAGATAATTACAAGAGAATAGTAGCTACCAACGGTATTGTAGATTATAAGCAAATCGGAATGAGTCCAGCAGACCTTGAGATTATTAAATCAATAGGAGCGGATAGAGATACTTTATGTAGAGTTTTCGGAGTAGACCCTATCTTAATGGCAACAGACTCTGCTTCTTACAATAACAAAGAAATGGCTTACAAAGGATTAGTTACTAATACGATTGTGCCTATCTTAAATATGATTAGAGGTATGTTTAACGAGGTTGCTTTATACTACTCTTTAAGAGATGGCAAAGAATACTATATAGATTACGATGCACAAGCGTTTCCCGAAATGCAAAAGGATATGGAGAAAATCGTTTCTCAAATGAAAGAATCTTGGTGGATTACTCCTAACGAAAAAAGAACTGCTATGAACTACGATAGAATAGATGAAGAAGATATGGACAGAATTTTAGTTCCTACAAACTTAACTTACCTTGATGAATTAGGAATGTCTGACAAAGCGTTATAATGACACAAGAAGAATTTGACACTAACCTACAAAAGTATTTAGAGACTTACGGCTATCGTTTGTTCTCTAAAGCCTTAAAACAATCTATTCAGCCAATTATAGATGCTTTAAATGAATCGGAATCGGTTGCGTTTACTAATTCTATTGCAGGGATGCTTTACACAGGTGTACCTATTGCAACGGCTATGCAGACTTTTTATAATACTGCTTGTAATAAACAATCAAGAGGTTATGTTAAATGGCTTAAGGCTAACTTACCATCACAGGCTACAATAGGAGTAGGCTTTGAGAATCCTATTATGGATGCAGCTTTAAAAGATTATTTTAATACAATAGGCGGACAACACATCAAAGATATTAACGACACAAGTCTTAAAAGAATACAAACGGCATTCCAAAGAGCGTTAGAAAATAACGAAGGCTTTAGAGGTGCAGAGAAAAGATTAATTAAGGAAGTAGGGATGTCAAAGACACGAGCAAGACTTATAGCAAGAACGGAATCAGTAATGGTTACTAACGCTGCTAAATTTACTCAAAGTGAATTGATGCCTATTGAAATGGAGAAGACCTGGTTA